TATTGACTCAAGAGATACTACATACAACATCGGTACCTTCTCACAAGGAACAACAGTTCCTGAGATCAACGTAAACTACCCAACTACTTCACAAGAGTATCTAGGATTTAAGTTTACTATGTCTCGGTCAACTACTGATGTATCTAAGGGACCACTGTTTACTGGTTACCAGTTGAAGTCACTACCAGCAGTTCCCCGTCAGCGCCTGATCCAATACCCAGTCTTCTGCTATGACCACGAGAGCGATAAGTTCAGCAACGAAGTGGGCTATGAAGGATCTGCCTATGAGCGTATGTCTCAACTAGAAGCTATTGAAAATGTTGGTGACACTATCCGAGTCCAGGACTTTAGAACTGGTGAGGAATACCTAGGCATCATCGAAGAGATGGACTTTATGAATAAGACTCCAGAGGATAAAAGGTTCTCTGGCTTTGGCGGCACACTTCTAGTCACAATTAGGACAATCTAATGCAGGCACAAGACTATGCAACGGTAGCTGTTGCTGTACTTACTATCATCGGTGGCTTTGTTGGCGCCGTTAAATGGTTGGTAAAGCACTACCTCAATGAACTCAAGCCCAATGGTGGCAGTTCGATAAAGGATTCTGTTAAGAGACTAGAAGATCGCATTGATGATCTATACAAACTGATAGCGGAGAAGTAATGATTCCATTAGCAAAGAAGGCCACACCTGCTGCTATCGCAGTACTACGTCAAGCAACTGCACACTGGCCTAAGCGCAACAAGGCATCAGATGGATTGCTGCCTAGCGCAGCACACGTACACCAGAACCCTAACTCAGATCACAACTCTGGCTTTGCAGTAGATCTAACTACTGATCCAGGACAGGGCGTTGCTTGTGCAGTGATCTACCTAGAGCTACAGAAAGATCCACGAGTTAAGTACCTGATATTCAAGGGAAAGATCTGGTCTGCAGAAAAGGGTGAACGCAAGTACACCGGTTCCAACCCACACAATAAACACCTACATATTTCCATCAAGGAAGAGTGCGGTAACGACACTTCGCCTTGGTTCCCTTGGCTGCCCCAGCCAAAGGCCATCAACAAAGTAAAGGCAGCAGTTAAGCCTCTACCTAAGAAGAAGGAAAACAAATGAAAATAAACGCAAAGATGAAATCAATGCTCGCAACATATCTTCGTGCAGGAGTAGCGTCAGTAATTGCGCTATACCTTGCAGGAGTTACAGATCCAAAGGCTCTAGCATCAGCAGGAATCGCTGCTATTGCAGGTCCACTGCTCAAGGCACTTGACCCAAAGAACACAGAGTTTGGACGTGGGTCTAAGTAACCCATAAGCGCGAGGCAATGGCCCCCTGCTCAGGAGAAATCCTGGGTGGGGGGCTTCTTTTTTTATGCCATAAAAGAACGAAACCCCTACAGGCCGCGAAGTCTGTAGAGGTTTAGTCCAGCACTCGTGGGTACTACATTTCCCCACTGCTATTAAAGTATCAGAGTCCTTCTGGATTGTCTACGGGGCAAGGGATTGTTATCAGATTTCCGCAGTTGGCACAGGTTCCGTCGAGATGCCACCAAGCTATGTCGTAATCCTCAAAGGCTGCCATAATGTTAAAGACAGTACACCCACAGGTACAGGCGTGGACGGGGCCTAAGCCTCTCAGATCGGCTCCAAAAGGCTCAGGAAGGGTATTTCTGCGCCATCGTAAAGATGGCAGGGAGAGTAGACGGAGCCGCATAGTGTCGGGCCTCCCTACTCCTCGGCCCGATAAGGGCCGCTGTACTGTTATTCGCCTACGGCTCATATTGTACACACTGCCTGGTAGGAGTGTGTCTTGCGACACGCCGTGATATGATCTGCCAATGACGAAGATCTGCAATGTTTGCCAATACGAGCTACCCGTTGAAGACTTTTATACTAATAAAAGATTCAAGGACGGATTGCGAAAAGAGTGTAAGCCTTGCGGTCTTAAACTAAATAGAGAATATTATCAACGCGCTGAAGTTAAAGAAAAACATAATGAATATCAGCGTAAAAGATATAAAGATAACCCTGATCTGAAAAAACGCCAGCATCTTAAATATAAATATGGCATTACCTTGGAAGAATATAATCAAAAGATACAAGAACAAGGATATAAATGTTACATTTGTAAAGTTGATAAACCAGGTGGAAATGGTACTTATTTTTACGTAGATCATAACCACGCAACAGGACAAGTTAGAGACTTGCTATGCCATAACTGTAATTATGTTATTGGTTACGCTAAAGAGAATAAGGATATACTGCTATCTGTTATTGAGTATCTTAGCAAATGGGAGGTACGATCATAACTACGCTCATAGGTATCCAAGGATCTGATTTCGTAGTGATGGCAGCTGACTCGCAGATCACCGATAACGATCAGCGCATCATATCTACGCAGACTCCGAAGATCGTTCACGTGGGCGACTACCTGTTAGGTATCACGGGCGACTCACGTCCTGGAGATATCCTCGCCTATAATTGGAAACCACCAACGTATAAGAACTACGATCCTGTGGACTGGATGGGTAAGCGAGTACTGCCTAGTATCTACGCTGCCTTTAAGGATAATGGATATGAGCCATCCGATAAGGAATCGAGCTACGCCTACCTCATCGCCTTCGATGGAAACTTATTTTCTATTGGATCAGATCTATCCTTCAACGCTAGTGAGCGTGGACTCTTCTCAGCCGGTAGCGGTGGAGCATTTGCTTTGGGCTACCTCTACTCGCTCAAGCCAGGATCGTATAAGTCTCTGCTGATGTCGAAGGTGGTAGCAGAAAGAGCAATAAAGATCGCGTCGGTGCTTGACGTGAACACCTGTCCTCCGATTCAATTAGTTACTCAAGAGAAAGGATAGATAAATGCTCGGATTTTTATTTGGTTTGCTTATTGGCTTCGTCTGCGCTTATGCTTTAGATGCGTTTCTACAGTATACGGATAAGCGATAATGGAAAAGACTCTTAAGTATGCAATAGAAGAAGCACTACAGTCTGGTCGCAGGTCAGCAAAACCAGTCTTTATGGAGATAGAACTGCGTGAGCAGATAGCACAACAGTTAGAAGCAGCCAACTATCCAGGTGCTGCATTTATCGTAAGGAACCCGCAATGATTACAGATCCAAAAGAACTGCTACTGACAGTACTGCACGCTAAAGATGCTAGTCGTGATCGCAGTACTCAGACACAGGTAGGTCCATCAGAGATAGGTGGTTGCCGTCGTAAGGTCTGGTACCGATTGAACGGACAACCAGAGACTAACGATAACCAGTCCAAGCTCGCTGCAATTATGGGTACTGCTATTCACGCTGCAATCGAAGAGGCTATCGGTCACTTAGATCCAGATGGCAAAGACTACCTAGTAGAGACTGCAGTAGAACACGGTGATATGAAAGCACACGTGGATCTATTTATACCTAGCACCGGCGCAGTTGTGGATTGGAAGACAAGCAAGGTCAAGAACCTTTCATACTTTCCGTCTAAGCAGCAGCGTTGGCAGGTGCAGATCTATGGCTATCTGCTAGCGCAGAATGGTCACACAGTCAACACTGTCAACCTCGTTGCTATTGCTCGTGATGGTGCTGAGAAGGATGTAAAGGTTCACTCAGAACCTTACGATGAAGATGTTGCACTAGAGGCTTTGGAGTGGTTGACTGAAGTCAAGGTAATGGAGTCAGCTCCAGAACCTGAGAAGGATGAATCCTTCTGTAAGCACTACTGTCAGTACTACGACGCATCAGGTCAGATGGGTTGTGTTGGCTTAAAAAAAGAACATATCGTCCTGAGTGAAGTTGTCATTGAGGACGAGCAGATTGACAAGAACGCTTTGCACTTTCTACAATTAGATGCAAAGATTAAAGAGCTGGAAACTGAAAGAGATTCAATCAAAAGTTCTTTCGAGGGAACTGTTGGCGTTACTGCTAGCGGTATTGAAATCAGTTGGACAAAGGTCAAAGGTCGTGAGACAGTTGACAAAGACAAAGTTAAAGAACTTATTGGTTATGTCCCAGTAAGTGTTGGACAAGAAACTGCAAGGCTAAACATCAAACCTAGTGGAGGAAAATAAATGGCTACAGAAGGAACAAAGTTCCAGGTTAACTACAAGTTATCTGATGGAACACTTATCAATCTTTATGCTGCAACAGTGGCAGAACTAGAGTCAGGACTAGCAGATCTTGCTATGAACGCACTCAACATCAAGGCAACAGGAGTTGAACTAGGTGCTAGCTCAGCAGCACCAGCACCAACAGTTGCATCAGTAGCAGCGCAGTTCAACGCTACTCCTATCAGTCAATCAGATGATCGTGTCAATCAACCTGCTAGTGCAGGCAATGTCTGCCGTCACGGAGTAATGGCATTTCGTGAAGGCACATCTAGCAAGGGACCTTGGAAGGGCTATATGTGTGCTGCACCAAAGGGTGCAACAGACAAGTGCGACACTATCTGGGTTCGATGATCGGTGCGCGAGCCTCGGTTCTATGAGGACCCTGCTTGCGCTTCAGTAGGTGGCGACTTCTGGTTTCCTGAAAAGGAAACTGGAAGTAACAACACAACCGAGATGGTAATGGCTAAATCAATCTGTAGAAGATGTCCACATCAGTCAGAATGTGCTGAGTGGGGAATACAGAATGAAAGTCACGGCATTTGGGGAGGAATCGCTGAAGGCGAACGCAGGATAATTAGACGTAAACGACGGATAGTATTAAAGGGGGAAGGCGTTGCTTGACTTATCACGTGCCTGGAGTGGAGTGCTTACCAAAGCAACACCGCTTCCTGACGTGTGGCAGGCGCTAGCACTCAAGCAGATTAAGTTCCGGCGAGGACAAGTCTGTATGGTAGCTGCTGCACCTAACGCTGGTAAGTCTATGTTCGCTCTTGTCTA